GAGCCAACTTAGTGCCTTCTGCAGAAGCTTGCTTGGGAGGCTTTGGTTTTTTTTCTTTGGATGATTTGGTCGAAAGAGGGGCAGAAATCGTCGGGGCGATAGCCTCGACCTTCTTTTCTTCTTCTTCTTTCTTTAGAAGGGTTTCTTTTGTGACTGTGAGATTCACAGTGGTGGGGGTGTGAGATTCACAGTGGTCCCCCCCACTGTGAGATTCACAGGGGTAAGAATTATTTGAACACTGGTGAATCACAAGTTCGTAATAGGTTTTTTGCTCACCATTTTTCCCACAAGTCGTCTTTTCGATGAGTCCAAGCTTTTGAAGACTATTGACTGCTTTTATGATGTCTGAGGGCTGACTGCCAGTTAGGTTCTCTAGCTGAGATAGGCTGATACGGTCTCGAATCTTATGCCATCCGAAGGTTTTCCTTACGATGACCATAAGGACTCTAAGCTCTACCAATTTGAGCTTGGGGAGCCATTCCTCGAATATGCAGTTGGGGGCCATTGTGTAGTTTGGAGCGAAGATCATGATGCCTCATTTTGGTTGCAACCTCATGAAGTCTGCTCCTTAGGCCCACTAAGAAATTTCTACTACTTGAGTTTATTGGCTCTTGTTGTAGAATGGCCGATGTCGGTTAGCACAGACATCAGTGTTCCTTATGGGCCTTTGGAGTGGATTCCCGAGGCCTCTTTCTTTTACAAGCCCCATCACTTTACACCAAATCAAAAAAAAAGCTAGCAGTCTCTGATTAAATTATTCTTTGGTATTTTTGTTTTTTCTGTTCTCATTTAACCTCTTCATCGTCTGAGTGACTACAGACGGGCTCACAACGTTCGGACTCCCTAATCACTGTGGTTAGGGGGTTTTACCATTTCCATGAAGTCAGGGAAATGGTCTAGGACACGTTTAAATGGTCAAAATTTGATGTGTTTGGGTAGAGTGAGTACCTTGAGATGGTTAAGAAAAGATAATCGATTCTAGGGCCGTTTCTGACAGAGTTTGAGGAAAGCATGAAGATTTGGATGATTATAACCCTAACCATAGCTCTTGGCTTAATCACAATCGCGAGCTTGATGGTATTGCTCGTGATGGCTCATGACTTTTTTATGGAGGAGTATGAAAAAAAGAGGATTGGAGAGCTTAGGCGAAAATCTCATCATTTGGATAGCTCTAATGGTGAGTCTCTTTATAATCGTGATGTTCTTCTACTTGATTTAGAGAGGTACCATGACAGAAAAGTTACGTGTTAGAGATGAAAATGACATGCCAGATCATGTAGCTCATGAGATGCGAGAGCGTATAAGTGATGCTGCAAATCAGATCTTCGACATTCTAGATAGATATGAAGACAGAAACATATCAAGTAATGTTTTGGGATATTGTTTAGCTCAATTTCTTGTTAATTCATGCCAAGATAAGGAAACTTCTTTGATGGTTTATGAACATATACAAGAGCAAATAAGTTTATTCATAGAAAAAGCCTACCCAAATCCAGATCATGATTAAGAAAGTCAGAATCATAGATGAAGAGGGCATGGAACTGGATAAAAATATCGATGCCGCAGTTGAGAATTTGTGGAAGGTGTATAAAGACTGTGAAAATCCAAATATATTTATTAATGCATTAATTCAATGTATTGCATATTCAATAAAATTATCATTTAAAGATAAATACTCTGCAACTCAATTCCTAGAAGTCATTCATAAACGTATTGAAGATTTCATAAGACGGGCATATGAACATGAGTAAAAAACCATGACAAAATACAAGTTCAGATTTCACGACGAAGAAAATATTCCCGATCATGTTTTAAGTGATATGAGAGAAAAAACTGACAAATGCATTTCATTTGTTTTAGATGATAAGACAGAGCCATCGATTAAGTTGATGGCTCTGTCTTATTGCATGGGAAGGATAATAGCAGAAAATATAACAGAGGATGACGAGGCTAAAAGACTTATATTTGAATTAAGCAGGAATATAGCTAATTTTGTATTGGATGATGATGAAGATGATAATTGACTGCATAAGCGATCTCCATGGCCATTATCCCGAGCTAAAAGGCGGGGATATTCTCATCATCGCAGGGGATCTCACTGCTAGGGATATGGTCCATGAATACGAATACTGCAAGAAATGGATGCTGTCTTCAGATTACGAACATATCGTCGTTATCAATGGCAATCACGACATGCTAGCGATGGAATTCCCTGGCATCATGGAAGAGACGCGTAAAGGCAACAACTCAAAGTATCACTACCTCTGCGATTCAGGGTGTGAAATTAAGGGAGCTAAGTTCTGGGGTTCTCCATGGACTAAATCTTTTCCCGAGATCAACCCTCTTTGCAAGGCGTTCACTCTAGATACAGATGAGGAGCTAGCTGACAAGTGGGCTCTCATTCCAGATGACACAGATATTCTTGTAACCCACTCACCGCCATTTGGGATCTTGGATCAGGAGTCCAGAAAAAACACCCGGTGTGGCAGCAAGTCTCTAGAGAACATGGTGACGCTTGTTGATCCGCTGCTGCATGTATTTGGTCATATCCATGAAGGCTATGGATGTAAATTTACAGAGCCGTGCCAGGCTATATCGACTGCATTTGTGAATGCCTCTCACATGTCCAAGAGTCATTCTAAGACAAACCCTCCGATACGAATCGAAGTAGTGGTTGAAAGATATGCACACCTCATCAAAGAGTATTAAAATGACTTTTGAAGTATGCAATAGGGATGGATGCAATGCCATTGTCGAGAAAAACGCAGAGTACATCGAATTGAAGAACAATGACCCTTTCTACTGTGAACGATGCTACACGAAGCGGCTTCTGCTTAGTTATCCTGTGCCTCAAGAGATTATAGATATGTGGAAAACACCACAACATGCCATGCCTTCAAATGAATCAGGTTTTGTATTAAAAAAACCAATTTAACCTAATGGATTGCATTATATGAATATAGACATGAAAAAAGACGACTACGAATACAAGCCCCAGATCCAGGCCATCATGAAAGCGGTGCTAGAATTGCCTATAAGGAGCTCCGAAGAGTTCTCTTCAATCGTTTCTCATATGTTTTCAACGATTTGCAATCTATCTATACATTATAACATTTCACCCGGAACATTCAGATGTATTATTGAAAGTATAAATGAAAATTACAAGGAAGCTTTCGAGGAATGCAAAAAATTAAACGAGAAAACAGATGAAACATCACACACATGATATTACACAGAAAATAGAAACTATTCAATGGATCAGCGTTAAAGATTCGCTCCCCGAAGAAAACCAAATCGTATTGGCATGGATGTCTATATTGAAGGAACCCACGGTTGTTATGTTTTCTAGGGATAAGAAAGGCACGTTGTGGACAGAATTAGTGATGGTAGATCTATATGACGATAGAGAGGATAGAATCTCTCACTGGATACCAATCCCTGACGATCCTAATGCTGCGCATGATCGTGCGGAATAGGTCTGAACTCGATGGTAACCCCTTCGCCTTTTTTGATAACGTCGGTAGCAATGGTTTGAATTTCGTTGTTAGGCTGGACTTTCTCGAACATCGAGCAGCCTGATAGAAGGGCTAAAGGGATTAGGAGTTTAAGCATGTTGACCTAGTTGGAGTTCTAGAGATTCGATTCTCTTGGCTGTCTTTTGGATCTCATTGAGCAAGATCTGGCACATGTCGTGATAGCGCACAGAGAACGGCTTACCTTCGTCATCAAGGCACACAAGTTCGGGGAATGTCTCGTATACCTCTTCGGCAATGAGGCCATATTGAGTGGCTTTGTCGGCGTGGGCTTTGTAGGTGAATGTGACTGGGCGTAGATCTAGAATGCGGGAACTTGAGTCATCCATGTCCTGGATGTCGTCTTTGTATCGCGAGGAACTGGCTGTAGTACCTAGTTGGTCCCCATTCGATACAAGCATGGCATGTATGGTTATGCTTGATGTGGTTACTCCGTAGATGCCTCCGATGAATGCTTTGGAGACTTGTGCATTTCCTGATCCTGAAGCTGAAATTCTTAAATGATTGGATTCATTGTTTCCACCGTTGCTAATGTAAACATTAGATGAATTAGATCCTGTATTTGCTAGTCCTTGTGATGTAATTATAAATGTATTATACGATCCGGTGGTCGGTCCATTGGTATTTGAAAACTTTCCTATTCCTGTATTTCCAATTCCTGTTGTTATACTTCTCAGAGCATCAAGACCTAAGGATGTATTACTTGAACCAGAATTTAATGAAGATAGTCCAAATCCGCTTATAGATGTGTTATTTGATCCACTAAAAGATCTGAAAAAGCATGAACCTCCAGCTCCTGTGTTATAACTTCCAGTTATTGAGGTTGATCCTGAAGAGGAAAATAATATTGTATTAGAATTGGCATCTGTAATATTTAACTCTATTGAACTTCCAGATGCTGAAAAATTTATACCTGGGCCTTGATACACACCTCCAACATCAGCTACATTCAGTTTAACAGTACTGCTAGAAGGGGTAGCAGATCCAGAATCGCCATCAAAAGTATTTGCAGCTGGATTGGATTGAAATGTAGGGCTAGAGCTTAATCCATTGGACAGTAAAATATATCCGCTTGTAGAGGGTGATATGGATGAAATAGAGCCACTGGCTCCTCCGGACAAAACATCGTACTGTGTGGGTAAATAGTTAAGGCAATTGTTTGTTGTCACTATTTTACCATTTTTTCTAGTTCATTGACTTTTTTGTTTAACTTTTGAAGTTCATTGAGAAGCATAGAAGGAAGTTGATGATATTGAATGCTTTCAGGTAGACCCTCTTTATCTAGATTGACCAGCTCTGGGAAAAATGGCTCTGTTTCTTCGGCAATAAGTCCGTACTGTATGGATTTTTCTCTATGTGCTTTGTAAGTGAAGGTAACAGGTCTAAGATTTAAAAGATCAGAGCTTGAGTCATCCATGTCCTGGATGTCGTCTTTGTATCGCGAGGAACTTGTAATAGTTCCTAACTGATCTCCATTCGATACTAGTACTGCGCTTACAGTACTGCTTGTGGTAGTAACTCCATAAATTCCACCTACAAAAGCAGTGGACACTTGCTGCGTTCCTGAGCCAGATGAACTAATACGTAGGGTATTGCTTTCGTTGGCTCCAACATTGTTTATGTAAATATTGTCAGAAGTGTTAGCACCGGCACTAGACCCTGCTTCATATCCAACATAAACATTGTATGACCCGCTTCCTAAAGAGACTGGCCCAGCTCCGGCACCCATAATTGTATTATTAAATCCTGTAACTACTGTCGTGCCAGAAATACCAGCCTCATAACCTACGAATGTATTTCCTGCGCCACTTGTAACATTATTACCAGCATTGTATCCAACAAACGTGCTGTTGTTGCCAGTACAATTAGCTCCAGAACCCACTCCTACACAGGTAGAATTTCCCCCTAAAGAAGCATTTCCTGCTCCAGAGCCTAAAGCCATCGCTAAATTGCTTTGATTGGACAATTGAAGAGATAGAGTCGATCCAGATCCTACAAACTCAACGAAAGCCCCGCAAACATTAGTCGCATTGCCAGCGCTAATCGTAACAACTCCGCTAGATGGCGTAGCAGATCCCGTATCCCCGTCTATGGTAATCAGCCCCCCATTGACCTGAAATGATGGATTAGAACTTACGCCGTTTGAGGTGAGAATGTAGCCGCTCGTGGACCCTGGTGACACAGAAGCAATCTGTCCGCCTGATCCACCAACAAGGATGTCGTATTGCGTTGGAGCGTAATTTGCTGAGTTATTTGTTACCATATTCCCTTACAGTTAAACTACTGTGATGTTTCCTACTGAGTTTAATACGATAAACGAAGTGTTAGCCACGTTGCATACTAGCAGCACGCTGTCATAGATGTTTGTAGATTCAAGATATCCTGTGCTGGTCGTGCTAGTAGATGTGCCGAAATAGATTGTCTGACCTGATCCAACGGCTAGTTTCCAACCCGTGGCTGTGTTCATCCCGCTCACAGCAAAAATAGAGCCGACTGCCGCTGTGGCAGGTAGTGTAATTGTGCATGTGCCAGCGTAGTTAGCGATGTAGCCGTTGTTGATAGCAGCTGCTTGGCTTACTCCAGTGACTACAGTCCATGTCAGACCAGATCCTGTTCCATTGATGGTGATAGAACCGCCTGCATTCACAATGCCGATACCAGTGCCCGCTGTAAGCGTTGCAGCGGAGGGATCGCTTCCTGTGTTACCGATTGCAAGCTGGCCATTTGTGAGAGGCCCAAGGCTTGTAATACCGTTAGATGCACCACCAATCAAAGGACAGTGCTGAGTGAGAGTAACACCACTCATTGTGCCTGCGCCGTCGTATTTGACAAGACCTGCTGCGCTAATGTTATTGCTGTTGTTTGTTGTCATAAAAATTCCCTAATTAACTGTGATGTTTCCCGTTGAGTTGACAGCAACCCAAAACAAATTAGCCTTCCAGCAAATTAGTCTAAGGCTATCGCCTTGTGTCGTAGACTGAAGATAGCCAGAAGCCCCTAGAGTCGTTGTATCCATTCCTAGGGTGATCTGTTGATTCGCTGCCTGGGTTATCTGCCAGCTGGTTGCTCCAACCAAGCTCACCTCGATTACAGAACCCACCACAGACACAGCAGGAAGAGCTAGAGCAAGCGCGCCACCTGGTGATATGCATAGATAGCCGTTGTTTACAGCTAGAGTCTGGGAGGATGTGATCGTCTGCCACATCTCTCCCTCAGCGAGGGCTGAGAATGTAATCGTATTAGTCCCAGGATCTCCCACAGCATTGATGGTGACTCCATCGCCTACCACATTGATGTTACCACCAGATGGAGGGACAGCACCCCCACTATTGCCTGTGAGGGTAAGCACTGCGCCGTCATCTTGGAGGCTATTGATTCCCGACTGGCTCATGACAAACCTATAAAATCGAAGTAGAGGAGACTTTGTTTATGTAAATAATCGTGAGGTAAATATTTCCTGTTCCAGCTTCGCCCTTCACAAAGAATTGAGTTCCGGATTGAAAGAAGGCTGAGTTGGATAGGGCGTGGTTTGTGGAGATATCGTAAAGGGTAAAGGCACCGGAGAGCAGGATGTCAACATCTTCAACTGCATCATAGGAGACTGTTACGTCGGAGGTGCTGTTGTTTGTGAATTTGATGATGGAAGCGTGGTTTAGAAGAGGTCCGCCTATTGCTATATAAGAGCCGTCGAGTGTTGAGGAGTCTATGACTCTGAGTACTTCGAAATAAACTCTATCCGTGTAAGCCATTTTATGCTCCGATATATTCTGTGATGATTACTAGACCGCCAGAGCCATTCCCGCCTGCATAAGAAGATTCAGTGCTATAGCTGAGTGCTCCTGAACCCCCGGCTCCATAACCTCCGGCATTAGCGCCAACTCCATATGTCAAATGATCTACCCCTAAAGCCCCTCCTCCAAAGGTAGAAGAGCCCCCATTGCCAGTGAGTGTGAATGAGGAATACACCCCGCAAGAATTCATTCCTGGTTGGCCAGGAGATCTAAAGCTTCCGCCAGCACCTCCAGTACCTCCAGCACCTCCATCGGATACAGCAGAAGTTGAAGTTGCTGCACCTCCTGCACCTCCTGCTCCGCCATAGGCTGTGATAAGAGCGCCTACAGAAGAGATGCCCCCAGCTGTGCCAGCATTAGCTCCTGCCGTGCCACCAGCGCCACCCGTGGCTATTGTGACCGATTTGCTAGCACCAACAGATGCCGCAGTAAATAGCCCTCTGGCATATTCACCAGCTCCTCCAGGACCACCAAAGGCAACCTGGGATACGGTAGCAGCACACCCGCCTCCACCGCCGCCAGCTCCTACAATCTCAATGATGCATTGAAGCATCCCAGTTGTAGGTGTGTAAGTGCCAGATGTGGTGAATGTCTGTATGGATACAGATGTGAAGGCTGGATTTGCTAGTGACACAAAGCCATTGCTGTCGACCGCGAATTCAGTGCTTTTGAAGTGGGCTATGCCACTGCCTGCGGTCTGAGTAGAGGCAAAGGCAGCTGCTTTCTGAACGGATACATTGAGAGTGTTAGCTGCAAGAGAGGCTGTATAAACAGGCTTTGCTTCAGCAGAATTAGCCACTTGAGCGCCTACGATTGTTACCTCTCCACCTGATGTAGGAAGGACTGGATTTGTGCCTGGGCCTGTATGGTAATCGACGGCAATCTCTGAGATATTAGAGCCGCCAATTGAGGAGATCGTGAGAGTGTTTGTAGAAGGGTCTCCTACCACATTTACTGTGGTGCCATCGCCTACTACATTAATCACATTGCTGGCATTAGGACCAACAGCACCCCCAGAGTTGCCCTCTAGCGACTCTACGTTCATAGAACCACCTGAGAGCTGCTCCCATGTCGCTGTAGAGCCTGAGAGGCTAACAAGCGCCCAGTAAGCGTTTGCTGAGGTGTTTACCCAAGTCTGCCCTAACGGGTATAGATAGTCTGAAGAAGTAGGATCTGTGGTCGATAAAACCACAGGACCTACAGCTCGCCACAGAGCTGTGACGACCCCCGAGGAGGAGGCAAATTGCTCTAGAAACCAGATGCCATGCGTAGAGGTGTTTACCCAGCTTGAGTAGAGTGGGTATTTGATATCGTAAATGCCAGGATCGCGAGTCTCAAAGAGGAACTGCGGCGTTTGCGTAGTTCCTGTGCCTTGAGTGTAAGCTTGCTGGCTATACGGTATCATTATGGAGCATCTGTTGTGAAAATTGGGATGTAGTAAGCCGTCGCGCCAACAAAGATCTTAATCCATCCAGCGCTGTTAGCGTTGTTGGCTGTATTCATCAGGATCGTTCCGTTACCAGTTGAAGTAGAACCAATCGAGTTGACGTTTGTTAGGGCAATCGTTGAGGCAACACCCACTCCTGCGCCTGTTGCGTAGATTGCTGTACCACTGATTGTGCTAGAGCCTGTAACAGCGCCTGTGAGGGCAATACCACCAGATCCTGCTTGTACCGTGGTGCCAGAAGTGGATGTGGTTGATCCTAGGACTGTGGTTTTTACAGCGCCGCCTGTAGCGATGTGCACTGTGGTTGCTGAGGCATCTGTGCTGATGTTGACAGCGTTAGTGCCAGAGTTGATCGTTACAGCACCACCGCTTGTAGTAATACCAGCTGAGCCTGTTAGCAGGCCTGTTGAGGTCACTGTGCCAGGAGCTACGAATGTGCTAGGGATAGAGAGAGTAACAGTATGGCTAGATCCAGCTGTTGTGATCTCATTAGACGTACCTGCGATGGTAATCACTCCAGCAGATGGAGTAGCAGAGCCGCTGTCGCCATCGAGAGTATTTAGAGAGCCTGTGCCTGGACTATCGTTGTTCCAGAGAGCTGAGGCTATGCCATTTGATACGGATAGAGAGACCAAGGTGTAGACGTTAGTCGAGGTTTGGTTGATCCATCTCTGACCGATTGGGTATCTGATGTCTGTTGCGGTTGGGGCTCTTTGAGCGATGATGGGAGGCACTGTAGAGGAGGTGCCGACTCCTATTGCATATGTGTTAACTTTTGGCGTTATAGTCATGGTAGACTCCGGTTGATACTTAAAAATTTACTATAACCAGAAATGCGTGACAAGAGGAATGAAGAAAAGATTCGGACTGACGCTAAATGGGAGAGATGGAGGATAATGCTAAAATGAGACAGGAGGAAATATGGTATTGGGACTAGTGATTATAGGATTAATCGTTTTGGCTAAAATTATATTTTGGGGAGTTTTAGGATCATGGATAATATTCGGAAACAATTAGAGAATTTGACTCCAGAAGAGAAGCGAGTGAGAAAGATGTTTATGAAATTCTTTGAATCCTTAAAGGGTACGGATATTTTAGATCCAGCTTTCACTGAAGAAGAGATGAAGATTCATGATAAACTGAAGTCTGTTGGTTTATTATGTTTTTATGGCTTTATGTTGGATTTAACTTTCTGTTGAGTATTTAGATATTTATCTATATCTTTTGATCGATTACGTTCAAATAATCTAGCTCTTTTTTCTACTCTTCTTAATAAATATGATTGAAAATCATTCTTTTCGCGATTAGGAGGATACTTAAGAAAAACTCCCTTTCTTTGCTGGGTAGCATGCCATGCCTCATGGTGAAGATGTCGAAAGAAATCATTGGGAGATAGGCCATCAGATATTTCAATCCATCCTTCTTGTTTGGGATCATGTGAAAATCTTTTAAAAGACCCTCTTATAGAATCTTTTGGACTTGACCTAACTTTATACACATGAACATTCAAAGTTTCATTACCTAGCATTTTTCGAGTTTTTTCATTTTTTATGAAATCTCCCACTGTACCAAGAGAAGCCTTGTCTCCATTATAATATTCATTTAACTTATCCTTTGGCATTCCAAGTTTAGCCCATTGATTTTGATATTGCTTAGGAATAGAAGATTTAGAAGACAAATATTCTTGATGTGATGAATAAACATGCGTTTGTGGTTCGCCAATTTCAGTTAATCTTCCTCCGAAAGATTTATGAAGTTGAGGATTTACATCTGTTCCGCTGCCTTCCAAAGACCTTCCTTTCTCTGTGACTTGTATCTTATCTCTAAGGCTTTGAACTCTATCATCAAGAGCTCTGAACTTGTTTTCGGCTTCAGAGAAATTGCCAAGATTAAGGGCATCTAAGGCGCTTTTCCATTCTACATAGATTTGAGGCTTGTCTAGCCCCGCCTCCATGAGAAGCTTGGCAGCATCGAAAATGAATTTTCCTTTAGCTATCGATGGGTGGATAATATAAGCAACAGCTATTTTAACTAGATCACGGAAGCCAGAGGATGCAGCTTTCTTAAGCATCGAATAAGGCTTTTCATAGGTTTGGAAATCTTTAAGAAGAGATTCGAAATCTTTAAAACCTTGATCGCCAAGAAGTCTTTTGAATGGTCTTCTTAAATTCTCCTTATCTGCTTGTAGAAGTTTCAGAGTTTTTGAGAAGTCAATTCTTCCATTTTTAGTCTTAAATATACTGTCTATGAACTTATCTGCTTTTTCAGAATCTCTAAGACCCTGCCACTGCTTATTGGTCTCTTTGAAAAGATTGTTAAATTCACTTTCAGGAAATTTCTTTTCAAACATTTCAGCTATAGAGCGATTGACTTCTAAGAGGGCATCTCTCTTGCCTTCATTGAATGAAGCAGATCTTCCTGGCTCGAAATATTTACCTAGATCTTCATTATTTTTTCTGAATTGTTCTACCCATTTGCTGACAGGTTGTTCTTGCTTGGGAATAGAGGAATAGATTTTAGCAAGTTCTCTTCTGAAGCTTCTCTCTGACTCGCTAGGGATGGTTCCCTTCATTTTGCGCTCAGAAAAACGTCTTCGCAGGATGCTCTTGATATCTGATGGAGTGATGGGCTCGTGTATGCCTTTAGATATCTCCTCTACTTGCTTAAAACCCTCTACGACCCTTCCTTTGAATCCAGAATCCTCTTTCAATGATGAGTATGTCTGATTCTTTCTGAGCATTCCCTCGGCTATGCCCTTGAAGTCAGACTCCAGCTTTTCGTTAATTTTAGTTATTCGAGATGGAGAGATTTTTTTCTCTTTACCGATCTTCTCGAACTGCCTAGAAGGCAATCCTGAGGGTTTGGTGACTTTTCCGAATCTAGGGCTGGGAGTCACTCCAGAGGTTAGAAAGCCGGCTATATCGCCAACAGCCTCGGGTGCTCCCGCTGCTTGTAAACTCTGAGATACTGTGGGCGCTGCAACGGCAGCTGTGGCTTTAGGGCCAATGCCTCCAGGTCTAAATGAAGCAGCTTCAGAACCTAATCTAATGCTCTTTTGAAGCTTATTTTTAGGGGTTAACGGAGCTCCAGTTTTCTCTTCGATTATTCTTTCTAGATTGCCTTGAGTAGGGAATAAGGAAGCAAGTTCTGCAATACGAGCTTCAGCTATAGACTTATCCTGTTGCAAGATAGGATCATCCTGAGCCATTTCATTGAGCACGTTGTGAGCCCCAGGCTCTATCAAGAAATTAGCCACATCAGCAGGCCATGTCCATCGTTTAACGGCTCCTAGTGGGGCTTGAAGAAATGTTCGCAAAGTTGATTTACCAGCGCCCTCTGATTCTGATTGAGGATATTGCTGGGCGAGTTGTTCATATTTATTGATAAATCTATTTGAAGCATTGTCTCTAGAAGCAGGTTTTTGTAAGGAAGAATATTTGTCGATAAATCTGTTAGACTTTGCTTCTGCTGACATATATACGCCTATTTACCGCTTTCTTTAAGGTGCCTTACAAATTCCATATATTCTTTGGATGTTTCTTTCCTGTAAGGCTTTAGGATCTCAGACACTTGATCGGGAATGTCATAAGGGGAGACTCCTCTAGCTTTCAATTCATTGACAATTTCAATCTCTTTTTGATTGATATCATTTTGAGCATCTAGAAGAGCAAGAGTTGCCATATTAGCCTCTTTGCTTGAGCCTGCTTGAGCCAATAGTCCTTCAGCGAGTTGAATCTCTCTGCCTGTAGTTGTGCCTCTAAAAGCATCTTTTAATGTGTAGCTGAGATAGGTTTTTAAGCCTGTCTTGAATTCTTTAGAGCCTGGGGTCTCTAATAGTGCTGCTACGGACTCAGGAGCGCCTAAATCCCTAGCAAGACTTGCGAGGTGACCTCTAGACCAAGGGTCTATATCGCCCTCCATAACAGCTTGTGTTTGGGCATCTAAAGCTAATTGGCTATTCTCAAGTTTCTCTTTTTTAACATCTAAATTCTCGAAGTATCTTTCTGCGCTTTTCTTGTAGATGCTTCTCTCTTCTGCGCGCCTTTTCTCTTCTCCTTTAGCCTCTTGAGATGCTACATGAGCAAGGTCATGCTCTCCAGCGGCAGCATAGGCTTTTGCTTTTGAATAGGGATCTTGAGAAGAAAAAGCACCTTGCAAGCGTTTAGCGGGATTTGCTTCTTCTTGTCCTTCTGCTCCCATTAGATCAGAAGCGGAGCTTCCCTGCTGATTTTCTATATTTTTAATCAGTTCATTTCTGAGATTCTTTTTTTGCTGCTCTTTAGCCATTTCTGCTACTAAATCAGAACTTCTTTCAGAACCTTGGCCAAAGCTTTCGATAAAAGCATCAGCAAAACTTCTATGTTTAGCTGTAGCCGGAATGACGCCTACCATATGACCTCAACCACCTAATATTTTTGGGAATGCTTTACCTGCTAAACCAATGCCCGTACCAGTCCCTATGCCACCACCAAAAGATCCAGCGGCTCCACCTAATAGGCTTCCTAGCAGATTAAGCCATTTGTTTTCTTTTTGCTTTCCTTCAAGAAGGTTAGTCTCAAAGGTCTTAGCACCTAGCAAGCTTTGCATAAGCTCCAAGAGCTGAGATTGGGCATTTTGCTGGATTCCCATTCTCTGAGATTGAAGACGCTCGGCCAGATCGGTTCCAGCCTCTGATTGGGTATTCTGAAAGCCGCTAGAGCGCCTTGCTCCTGCTTGAGAGAATCTGGAAGCAAGATTGCCTTGAAGTGCTCCGAATTGTCGTAGAGCAGGGGCTTCGAGCTTCTGCCAGTCCGCCTCTGAGCCACCACCTGCTAGACCACCTAAACTGCGGATAGTATCTAGATAGCCTGGTGTTCCTGCTTTGAGGCCGGATTGCCAGACTTCATGGGGAAGATGCTCCATCGTTGGAGTTGAAAGAGATTTATAGCCGGTTCCTTTCAGCTTTGATACTTGTCCTGTAGGAATTCCTGCGAGAGCACTCATAAAGACCTCGTTTTTCTCTAGAGCATAGCACTGACAAGAAATTCCTTCACATAGAAAGCTGGACTTATTGCAGTTGAACTGCAATAAGTCGGATCTTAAATTTGTCAAATTGAGGGACGCTTCTAATGGCACAAATGTCAGACTTCACAGAGCCCAAGGAAATAGATCTAGATGATCCAGATCTATTCATAGAGCATGAAATGAAAGATATTCTTTATCATGCCATAATTTTTGAAGAAATTAAGAAACTTAAAAAGTTAGTTTGTCTGTATATAGAAAAAACTAATGCCCCAATAAAGAAAGGCCTGGAAGAGTATGCATGGAGAAGAACAGGTCAGATGTATAGCGATGAGCAAGAGAGAATTTTCATGCAGAAAATAATAAAGGCTGAATTAGCCGTTGATAATATATTCTAGAACTATAAGGCCATTAGATATTGTGGGAGGAGATCCAGCCCCTTTTGTTACTATAATCTGTATTGAAGAAATAACAATATTAACCTGATTAGTCACATCTGAAACATCCGTGTAGGGAAGCGTGTTCCAATTCCCCGAGCCATCCTGGAAAGTTCCCCAGATCCTAGAGAAGTAACTCACATTAGAAAAGTCGATGTTGTGGTTCTGCGTGAGCGTGCTGTCATCGAAGTTGTATACATTTCGAATAGCTTGCTGCCTTTGGCCTGTGAAGAACCAAGCCTCTCCATTGATAGTCTGAGAGCCTAGAGCGAAGATCCCTATCATCCGATCATTGACGGATGCAGCCACATCTGTGTACATGCGATCTAGCTCAACAGAGAGTGCTTGGGTTGAGTCTTGAGGGAAGTTCCTCTGCACTCGAAGATAAGAAGCATTGAGGATCTTTAAGGTCATACAAGCATCTGGCTCGGATTTAAATCTAGGATAGCCGCATGAAATTCGATCTCTGCGAATTGATTGCTGAAGGTCGGATCTCTCATCTGAGCATCGCTTAGAGTAATTCCAAACTGCACCGTATCGCCGATAAGACTTGTATTCATGCGATGCCAGATCTGAGCCTGCTGAGCAGCCGTCGGGGTCATCAGATTGAACATCTTATACTGATAGGTGGCTTTTGAGCTTTGGCTGGCAGGTGCTGCCGAGAACGTGATTGTTACAATTCCCGACGCATAGGCAATCGTTCCCCCAGAACCTGTTCCTGTGACAGTGAAGCCCCCTATGCAATTATCTTGGAATGTGGCTACAGAGCCTACAGTGATCAGCAAACTTCCTGGGAATATGTTAGGGATCAAGTTGATGGTAAATGATGTCTGCGAGCCATCTCCAAGAGATCCAAGATTAAGCGTAGCGCCTGTCAGGCTATATTCAGGGCAGGTGTAGAGCACTGTGCTGTAGATTAGAGAGTTGTTGATAGGCTCTGGATCATCTGTGGGTACTATGCTGCCAGTGTTATAGGCAGAAGAAGCGTTCTGAGACAAGAAAATCAGAAGAGTTACCTGGCCATTGTTTGTTGTGGTGAAAAGATACTGCTGAGCACCGATTCTGACCTTGCGAGCCATTTCCCAAGCTACGGGGAATTGTCTGCTCTGCACGAAAGGCACATACATTCGCGTGATTAGGCCTCCACCAAGGTAAGTGCCGCTGAAGGGTGGAACAGTGGCCTCTTGGCCTGCATTAAGCGTAAATTGAGATGCAGAGGCATTTGCAACTGAAAATATCTGGCCATTTACCAAAGAGCCTATGGTTCCTAGCACTCCATTTATCACTATGTAGTCTCCATTGTTAAGGCAATGGTTAAGCGAAGAGACCACACCATTCATGTCGATGTTTGTGATGTAGAGCGATGTTCCTTCATTGGTTGTTCCATCTTCTGCTCTTGTGAGTAGGAAACCTTGCTGGTTGCCGGCCAAGACAAGAGGCTGCAATGCAGTAGAGTCTCCGGAGTTCCAAGGAGAATTCCAAGAGCTCCATGGAAAGTTGCAAGTGGCCCAAGTTAATCCTGTCTGTTTACGAATCAAGCCATATGTCGTGTAACTCTCATCGAAAATAGCCCAGGAGTTATCTCTGTAGTTGTATTGAAGAGTCTGTGTTGGAAATACATAACTATTTGCATTTGAAGGATATGTGAAATAAACCCATTCATTAATAAAATCTCTTTGAGCACATACTCTTCTAGAGCCATTAGCAAGGAGTGAGATCTGAAATACCTGGTCGATTACATCCAAGTCGATGCGCTCTGATCCCACTTGAGTTGTTAGAATGATACCACGCCCACCTACGCTCATAACACCCCTATCGAGGGTGATGGTCGAGAAGGTGGATTCCGATCCCAGCTCTGAGTTCACTATATAAAAGTTGAACGGCACGATGTCGTTGCCTGTATAGGCAAGTCTTGCCTGCCTATCTGAGAAACCTACAATCAAGACATCCTCGTTGGGAGAAACGCTTGTGATGGGTCTTGCATAGCCTGCTGCGACGTAGCCTCCATAGCCTGAAAGATTCTCAAAGAAAGAAGAAGGCTGCGCCGTTTGGTTTGTAGGCACTACATAGGGGAAATAGGTAATCGTCGGATTAGGAGGATATACAGAAGATGTCGAGGTAAACGATGCTGTGTAGTAGGGAGTACCGTTCTGAGAGTAGATTACAGCATCTTGAAGATATATTGGATTGCCAGAACTTGCCTGGATCACAGGACCAAAAAATAGAAGTCTATCTTTAAAAGGCACAACCATTCGAGCGCTAACCAGATAGTATTGAGCCGGCGCTGCATCGTCTATGGAAAAGTCTGAAAAGTTTGCTGTTGTCAGTGGAGGCGCGAAGTTAACCCATCCTTGGCCTGCAGAGAACACAGGAGGAATCGTGGAGCTCACCGGCGCTCCGTTGTAAAAGCGGATGCAGTCTTTTAGAGGATAGGCTGTGTTAGTGAGGTATTGGATAATGCCGTGCGCTGCATCAAAAGAGACACTTGCAATGCTGGCGTTGGGGAAAGTGGCTGTGAATGTGGTAGTGGTTCCATTATTTGTCACACTGCTAGATATGAATCCAGTCTGAAGGCTCAAGGTTCTCTCAGGAGCATTTGACACGGTAAATTCATTAACAAAGATCCAATCGCCTGTGACAAGAACCGCAGCTGCCTCTGTGATTGTGAATGTGACGGTCGTGGAGGTTATTTGAGTTGTTGTTGCAGCTTTCTTGAACTGCATGCTTATGTTTGTACTGGCGAAGGGAGTGGGGAAGCCAGGAACTGCCCAGAGCGCTCCTTGATAGTTTGTAGTCCATACTTGCTGGTAATTCTGAAAGTTCCAGGTGAAGGGAGTCCACTTAGTCTTCTGCGTGTAACCTATTCCACCATTTGAGGCTGGATTGTTGTAGAACGTTACATCATTTATGAGGTAGGGGACAGATGCCGTGTTGTAGCTTAGCCCAATATTATATGAGTAAGTCTTATCAAACCCCAGCTCACCAGGAAACTCAGAGGCAGTAACAGCGAAAGGCTCAAGGCCAAGAACAGGAAGATTTGGATAATAATCGAAGTTGGCATCTATTGTGTCTGTTGCGCCTCCTACGATGGTGAAATCTCCTGAGGAATAGTTTACTGTTCCTGTACCGCTTGGAGCACCTACAAGATTCCCCATAGAGTCATCTGTGTAAGTTACAGTAGCAGTCGTGTCATTAATAGTGATAGTGCCAGGAGCCAGCGTTGCGCTAGATTGAATGCCTGAGCTTGTGAAGCCAGTTAATAGATTCCCAGCTCCAGAGGCAAGATTCTGGGTGGTTGTTCCTGGATTGAATTGAGAAAGTAGAGAGTTAAAATAGCGAGTAAGCCTTCCGAAGAATTCAGTGCCTCTCTTCCTCTTCGCTCTTCCACGCCATTGGTAGGCATTGATAAGCATTGGGAAGTTGTCGTTGTCTATGTTGAAGGCTGTGACATCGGTCTTCAAGCCTTTCTTAATAGGTCCAATTACGAGTTTATCGCCCATATACCTCAATAGCCAAGAGAGACCCAAAATACAGGAAGAGCCATACCAGAACCTGACGGTCTGTATACTGTAAATCCAGAAGCGTTTGGAGTGCTTGTTGAGATTGCAGTACCACCGGCTGTGCTCTGAAACTGAGCTACAGCGCCCCAGCAAGCGTTGGGATAAGCTGTTCCAAATGTAACCATAGCTGATCCACTAGGAAGAACACTCACAGATCCCCATTTAAGGATAATCCCTCCAGGCAAAAAGGTTTGACCAGGAGTTCCTACAGTTACATTCCCTGTCGTCATCTGAATGGCAGATCCAGTAGCTCTTTGCAAGAAAAGCTCTAAAATGCCACCAGATGGGACCGCAGAGTACAATATGTCAGTGCCGGAAACTCCAGATGGCAAAGATCCTGTCTGATCAACGTAGGTTATCTTGCTGTGGTAGCCACCATTTGCATTGCCAAAGCCTATCATGTCCTCATCTAGGATACTGGCGATGGAGTTGGTATTGGTTGTCATATTCGGCTGATCGACGGATGGATCATTGCCAGCTACGGGAATATTCGTGGTGTATGTGAAGCTAGGCATTAGACACCTCCTATACCATAAGAGTTAGAAGTATTCTGAGATTGTAGATCGCTAAAAATAGTACCTGTTCTTGTACTAGTTATTTGTCTCTGGCTTCTTTTCCAAACTAAGATCTCTTGTTCTTTAAACAAAGGCTCATAGAATTGGAACTGCTCGATATCTCCTGTGTCGCTGAGGATTTTTCTAGCAGCGCCTCGGGCTATATATTCAGACATATAAGCAAACGGAAGAGCAGCAGCAGAATTGAGAAAAGCAGCAGGCGATAGGTATGCATCTAACTCTACATAATAAGAAACATTGGGCACAGGCATAATTACTATCTGGTTATCCTGGAAAAGCGCAGCTCTTGGGATACCTGGCTCATAGAAATAGCAATTTGTCTGGATCTCATTCCCATCAGCTATGTTAGCAGGGAATACCACTTCTACGACACCTGTCTGGTAGTTCACATTGCCAGCTGGGATTATGTTTCCTCCAGGCTGTGCATATTGTAGGAAGCCTACTTGTTGGTTAGATGAGGAGAATTGTCCGCTATCTGTGACGACGTATTGTTGGTTGTTAGCATCAGAGGCCACGACGCTAACGCCAGGGTATAGGCTTGTGATTGGAGGTGCTGATTGGACAAAAGATGGGCCATTGCCAATATCGTTCAGAACAGCCCCTACAATCGGGTCTAGCTTAGAGCCTGAGGCTATGATGCCGTTCATGTCGATATGCCCTTGGATCGCCGGGAAAAAGGGTAGAGATAGAGTGTAAGAGGCTGTGCCATCACCTGTGCCGGCAGGCTGGAGTTGTTGGACATAAGGAGTCCAGACTTTGAAGAACGTGCTCCTATCTGTATAGAAAGGCACCTGGATGCCATTGACATAGGCAGGGTCCATAAAGCCTTGATACACGGGATATGGGGCTATTGGCTGCGTTCCAGAGCCTGCCTGTTCGAGCTGGGGGACGTATGAGTTGATGCCATAGAGAGGCATATTGTATGAAGTGACACCAGGAACCGCCCAAAACCCATATTTAGTCTTCAGGTCAAAGAGCTGAATCCTGGCATCGACATCGGTTATATAGAACCTGTTAATGTAGTCTATAATAAGATCATCTGTAATATCCGCATTAGATGGGGACTTAATCAAACGCCTTACGTACGTAATTACATCGCTAAGAAAGAACATTTACAGTCCTCGGAGATCTTCTGGAGTGACATGCACGACAAAGCCATTCTACATCCAATGGTCTATTATAATCATGATGATGTCCATCCGGTTTGCATAATTTTCCACATTGAAAGCACTTTTCAGGTCTCACCACAGAGCCATCCAGAATTGCTCTATGCAGCACAACATGAGCTCTTCTTTTTTCTTTATTTCTCCTGTACCACTCTTTCTGCCATGCATTCAATTTGTCTCTATTTTTATCAGACCACTTTTTGTGCCTTTCTCTATTTTTAGGGAATCTATCAAGATCTCTCAATCTTTTCAGAGATTCTTTTTCTGATATCTTTTTTTTGTTGGATTGCCGATATTTTCTCACTTTCTTTAAAACTGAATCTCTATTTTTGTAATAATACTCAAGAGATTGAGTTCTTAATCTATCACGATTTTTTTCATGATATTCCCTAGATGCATCGTTTCTAGATTCTTTATTTTTGGAATGATAAATTTTCTGCTGAATGCCTGTGCATTCCTTGCAATAGGAATATAACCCATCTAAATTGCAAGATTTCTTGTAAAAACAGTCATTTTCCTTATCAATCCCACAATCTCTACACTTCTTCATTATCTATCCTCCAAGACAAGGATATGATACTGAAATATCTGATTAGAATCCACTAGCAAAAGTTAACTCAGCTGGCCTACAAGCAATTCTTTCGATCTGATGATCTATGCTGATAGCTCCATAGAATTGCATGTTGCCTTCGACGGTAGTTGGGGTCTTATCTTCCATGCGAATGCGATGGTAGCGGCATCTGTTTAGCTGCTCAGCTAGTAACCTAGGGATGTAGATAGGCTTATTGACAGGAACCTTCCAGAAGTGAGCTGGATCGCCTGCAAAGGCTTTTGTCCAGCACTCGACCTCTTCTCCGATGACTTCTTTGTTCTCGACGATGCATTTCACATATTCCCAGCCTCTTGTGTGGTCTGCTCGATATGTCTCATTGAACTTGTCTTTGCCTTGGATGGATCTGACAGGCTTGATGTAGGGAGCGTCATATTGCTTGATCTCTTTTTTAGACATCTCAGTTTGTGGAGCTGTCTGCTGAACAGGTACAGACGAGTTCACATCGTGGCTTGCCACGGCGTTCACTTGCTCTGAGAAGCTATTGAATTGCTCTTGCGCTTGGGAGAGGCTTTTTTGGGCCTCTTCATTGACTCTTGGACGTGACATTAGACTTGTCCTCCGGCTGATGGTGAGATGTTTTGGAATGATCCTGGGATGTATGTAGCGTTGCCTGATCTTCCGGTATTGATTTGACCTGAAGAATTCTCTCCCACAGCGATTGCTTGAGGGGGTGTAGGCCCGTAAACAGGCGAGGAGATGAACGCGTCATAGCCCTGGGATGTGTTTATGTTTAAGGTGAACTGATTGACCCCTGGAATGCCTACCACATATCCCAACTGGCCACTTAGCTGGCCTGATCCATAAAAAGGTGGGATCTCTAGCCGAACTAACTGCCCTACCACATAATTGTTGAGAACCCCAAATACGGGGGCAGTAGTAACGGTTGTAGAGACCCCGTAACTGATCGCAGTGATGGGAAATGAGGATGGCTGAAACCACTGCGGCATTATTGCAGGGTTCGATTCTGGAGCTATTGGACCTGGAAATGGTGATTGGCTCATATCACCATACTAAACAATAAAAATTTTAATACAAAGAGAGGAAAAGAAAAACCCCTCCTGTGCGCACAGGAGGGGTCAAAAGTTACTTACGGACTAGAGTAATCTGTGAGGTATGCCTCCCAGAAGATCTGATCCGATGTAGCTCCGCTCAAATAAGACGACGTATCAGCAGATGTGGCAATGACAGCATTACCAGCTCCAATGATAAATCCTTGAGAGGTGTTATTAACAAATGCACCTTGCAGCGCAGGACCGTTAATTGTGGGCACTCCGCCTGTATAGGTTGGGAATGCAGGAGATGGGTACAGAGCGCCGCCAGTGTATGGCCAGCCTCCTGTATTCACATCGCCCATAGCAAACACCTGTGGAAGCTGTAGACCTGAAACTGACGCAACCGGCTGGTTGGAGTTAAAGGCGCTAGCTGCTGAGGAGTTCGCATTGCACACAAACGAGTTATTACCTGTCACAGATGTGACATAGTAATAAACAGGCGATCCTGGAATCAGGTTATTGGGCAGGGTATTCAGCTGGGTCGTCCCATAAACTGAAGGAATCCTGAAGCCAATTTCCTGACCAACTACAAAGTTGTGAGAATCGGTTGTTGTTACAGTAGTTGTAGCACCGGTCGTAATCGCAGAAATATACGACACGCCAGGAGTATACAAATAAGGGAACAGAACCTGTCTTACATAAGCACCTGTTGGCGAGCCAGAAAGTGCTGTGTAATTGGACTGGCTAGTATTCCATGGGATTGTGAAAGTTGTTGGAGCTGTCACAGTCACAGTGAAAGGCATACCGCTAATTTGCGGCATACCAGTCGTAGATGACTGATACAAACCTTCCAAAATCACAACCTGTCCTGATGCGAGGCCGTGAGCAGAGGCAGTTGTCACAACAGCAGGTGATGCTTTTGTGATTCCTGAAATCTGCAATTGAGCCCCTAGCTGCAAGGAAATGCCACCCGCAAAGGTACTGATACCTTGCGTAGCGACGACTCCAACTTGCAAGACAGGACCGCTTCCTACATAGCCTACAGCTGCTGTGCCTTGGCCCATAATAACATCCCAAGTTGCCCAGGGGATATCATGGTAAGCAAAGCCAGCGAATGCTGTGTAATTAGTCAACTTAACCAAACTAGGCTGGAATGGTAAGTTGATAGCAACCGCATTCCCTGTGGCAGATTGAGTAAAGCTGCCTTTTGCGCTTCTTGAATATTCAGCCATATAAATCTCCTTAGTTACCGCTGCGTGTGCAGAGGACGTTTCGGATAGATGTATCCTGAGTAATCGCTTGCGCTTGAGCAAACTTCACTGCAAGTGTCGCGTTTTGCGCGAGCATGCCAGAATAGTATGGATCTCTGTAAATGAGATTCATGCTATAGCCGTCTTGGTTGATATGAGTAATAGCCTGTTTTCCTACGACTGTATTGTAATACACATCGCGGGAATTTGCAGACGCTCCTCTAGCAACCGGCGCTTCAGAGCTAGCTAGGATTCGGATGTTGTATACCGAACCATACTCGCTGGGAAGTGCACTACTGTTTTGTGGCATTCTGTTACTTTTGTGACCCAGTAACTCTGTTTTCCGGGCGGGAATCCCTCTTCGGAGACTCCTCTCTATGTTTCCATAGAGTTCAGACTATCGCATCCCTTGCGGGCCTCTGGGTTTAGTCGTTCAGGCTGATCTATAGATTCTAAATATAGTCCGGATGCTTTCATGTATGAATCTGAAACGGGGAGGTAGATACCGCTTCCCAAAAGATACTCCTCATCATTATTTTCACACTCGATAAGCAAACTTCCATAATCATCCATAATCTTGCCCCTTGTTGTCCTCATGCTGCGAGGAATTTCAAGTCAATTACCAAAGGTTTTAGAACTACACACATTTTATAGTTCCACTGGGAAATAAAACCAGACCCAGTGAGTCCATCAAAGTCGGGTTGCAGCTCAGTTGAGCTTAGCATAAAATATGCTGAGCGAATTGGGCCTGTACCGAATCTGTCCATACCTTCGATGCCTGACATGAACTTGTAGGCATTGTTGGTATCTAGCGTCGCAGCCACAAGGCTGAAATCGCTGACTCCCAGGTTAGTGGGGTTGTCCTTGCTGTTACTTTTGTGACCTAGACTACAAACATCTAGGCGGAGGCTTTCTCTACTTACCTCTCACTATGTTTCCATAGTGTTCAGAGCACCGCATCCCTTTTCCCTACATCTTCTCTGCCATTCATCATAATTTAATGATGATTCAGATCCATACTCGGGAATAGGGTCTTCTCGCTTGCTACGTTCAGGCTGATTTGGAAGTGTTCTCCAATGAGTTATGTCTTGAATGGAATAGCCATTAATATCCTGCCATTCTCCATTACATAATTGTGCTACAGACATATACTTTCCATCTGTAACCAATACCCATTCATCTTTTTTGGGTATTTCATTTTTGATCCAATCCATAATCTTGCCCCTTGTTGTCGCCGTTCAAAAGCTGGTAATTGGAGGGAATCTAACCCACGAGTCAGCATCTTTACCATTGATTTGCTGAAGACCGATTAGAAGAGCTATTCGCTCTTCTTGGGGGGTTCCATAACTCAAACATTTCTATACTTCAATTACCATAAATTTACGCTGCGAGTTCCAAGTCCATCAGAGAAGATTTTAAAACGGCAACATTTCTACCGTTTGCTCCCCCTGCTGCATTGATCGTTGTTGCCGCAGATACAATGTAGTCTCGGAGAATCAAATCCTCGGCCTGTCTCATGGCTACTGCCAATCTTTCGGATACCCAAGCCAGGACTCCTTCCTGATCTTGTAAGATAACCTGTTCGTTGATGATACAGCCAGTTCCAAAAAATGCCATCTGGGCATCTATGATGTCCCGTTGTGGTACTTGGGCTGGCGGGTCTATGCCTGAGTTCCCCAACTGAATTGTTGGAGGAACCAATGCCCTAGGTCTCATAAATCTGCAAGTTGTCCCGCCATTCGCTGGCATAGAGACCTTATCGCAGATAGCGATGTAGTTCATTGTGGGAGTCGGCACATACAACATAGCAGGCGCGAGCGACTGCAGGATCATAGGACCGAGGTTCCCTGTATTAGTAATCGACATGATTTACCTTATTGTCGAGTTATATGATATGCAGAACCGTGGACGAAAGCGTACTACGTCCGTTCTCTAACACATCTGAAGAAGATGGCGAGCCCTTCTAACGCCGAATGCGAACCAACATAGAGGATTTAATGCGTCCATTAACTCGATGTTGATTGCTAAAATCCCGATAACGCGGGGAGCGAAGCCGAAATATACTTATTCTAGCTTTTTAAGGCTAGTGTAGTAGGCTTATTCTTCGAATTTAAGGATGATATCCACAAAAAGGACAAAAATTCACTTCTAGCTCATTAGAATATCCATCTTCATATGGATCACCATCTTCTATTTTCAAAAGCAATTTAGGAAAACTCCATGAGTATGACACGCAAGTCAATAAATAATCCTTAGATTGGCATTTATGTTGGAGGGGACTTACCACAGATTCATAATTACCATTAGGAAGCATTTGCATTTCTGTTTTCATGCGAACCTATTTCCTCTTAGACTTTCTCTGAGTCTCTAAAGAGATAGCCACAGCTTGCTTTTGAGGTTTACCAGCTTCCATTTCCTTCTTAATGTTCTTTCCAACGGCCTTTTTGCTAGAGCTTTTGATAAGAGGCATATTTTACCTGCGGTTTAATGAAAAACCCCCATGGGTATGAGACCATGAGGGAGTGTGTGAACTCGGCGACGATGTACCATATGAGCTGCTTTACATATAGCGATGCCATTCTAGGCATTGAGTTGCTTTAAGATCAACCTAATCTGAGGCGGTTCTTGAGATCCTGCATCTTCTGGTACGCGCTCTTCTGACCCGTGGCGCTAAAATCTCCTGCAGCTGCATAAGGAGCAGAAGCAATACCAGAGGGCTGATAATAAGCGCTTCTTCGATTGTTATTAATGGTGTCCTGGATGGGCTTAGGTTCATCTTTCTTATGCACTCCAAAAGCCTTGATGTTCTCATAAACTAGCTTTTGGCGCTCGAAGTTGTCTGGCATGCCTAGGATGGCATTGGCAACTTTTGGATGCTTCTCTACAAATCTTTGAAGCACTTCTGGAGACATCACCTCTTGGAAGTCTGTGTTCTCTTTCAGGTAGTTCACCTGGCGCTCTTGCTCGATGAGAGCTGTGGCTCTTTGTTCTACCTTCTGATCGAATCTAGACTCTAAGCTCTTCTCGAACTTCGACAGCTTCTTATCTAGGGTCCTAGGATCAACGTAGGGCTCATTAGAGTAGTCGTCATCGTCATCAACCTGCTTAGGCTGCTTCATGAGCCTTTTAAGCTCCTCTACCTCTTGTTTGAGGGCTACCTTCTCTTCCCTTTCTTTCTCTAGAGACTTACGAATATTAACGATGTTCTTTTCTAGATCTGTTGGTTGCTTATCTTGAGTCTGCTCAACTTGATTTGGAACTGTCATTCATACCTTTGCCTTGACGCTGGCTAGCGAGTTGCGTTACAACCCTATTAAAGTGAAAACTTTAATATTAGGCAAAGCATGAAAATATCCAGAATAGACGCACATGACAGATTCGAGCATTTCAAGAAACAAGACTTCTCGATTTCGGAGTGTTGCCAGGATCTAATAAATCAGAAGCCATTTGGAGATCATCCATTCTACATCTTCGCTCACACTAGGACAGATGACGACGGAGTGACCAAGCGGCTTATATGGCAGCCTAGACTCACCAAGCCCAAGGCTCAGAGCAACTCCATGCTATTCAAAGCCTATCCAGGAACCGACATCATCAAGATCTTATGGATGCTGCCAGCTCGCGAGATGTGGTCGCAATATGAGAAGGGAAAAATGACAGAAAACAAGATCGTCTCAGAAAGTATTCACGCTTTTTTGCATGATCTGGCTAAGCTTGAAGAAAGAGAAGATGACGACCTATCCGATGTCCAGATAGACAGGATCTATGAAGACATCAGCAAACGCCACAGATTTAGGAAAATTTGATATGATTTGGGGTTTTATAAAAGTTATATTTTTTGCGACGATAATTGTCTTAGCAGTGTTCTTCCACTTCAGAACAGATCCAGGAGAAGGACAGAAAATAGGGCAAATAGTGAACCTGTCTAAAAAAGGCATCATGAGAAAAACCTGGGAAATGGAATTAATTCGAGGTGGCTTTGTAGATGGAAGCGGAACGATGGGCGCTGTGTTTCATTTGACCATAGAAAATGACGAGCTAGCCAGTAAAGCTTTTCAATGCATGAATTCAGGCAGTGAGGTAAGGGTTTCTTACGAAATGGAATTTATGAGTAGCTCATGGAGATCAGAGAAATCATCACCTAATTTCTGCAAGAGCATCGAGAAAATAAGATGATACTCGCCAGATGGCAAAAGATAGACCTAGGACATGACTACTCAGCCGAGATCGTATTTCCTTGCCTTACGATGTACAAGCATGGCTCTCTATGCATCTGCGACTGTTGGCAGTGTTTCTACAACAAAAAGATCTACTGGTGTCCAATTCCAGTGCCTCCGAGTCTGTATTTTATTCCCAATACGAGGGCTGATAAATGACAAAACGTGAGCGAGAAGATTTGAGACGGATGGAATAAATGACATGGATAGATATATGGGAAGAAGAACCCCCAAGAAATGAAGAAATTCTATTTTTGATAGGCAAAGGGGATATACATTTTGGAACTATATATGGTACAGAAAAACTGAGAAAATGCACTTTCTACAGTTTTTGCAATAAAAACAATTATTCATGTGATGCATCTGAAGAATATCAGTATAGAGTTGTTTATTGGTGTCCTGTTCCAAAATGTCCTGAATTATTAAACAGTGAAGACTATGACAAAACGTGAGCGAGTGGAGGATCTAGGAGTTATCCTAGAGAAATGCAGAAGAATCTTCGAGCACGAAGTGTTTGAGATTTACTCAGGAAGAAACAAAGACTTCGCAGATTGGATCATGGAACCAGATAAAGAGGAAAGATACGAAATCCTGAGAAAGATGATCTATGGGATGGATGAGGTGAAAAGTGTCCTGTACGAAATTTCAGATCTTGCAATGGGGGACTCTGATGAGGATATCGTCTAAGCTATTATCTATTCTTATAGAGGCCATGACGCATCTTGCCGACAACCTAAAAGAGGTATTCAAAGGCTTGTGCGTGTGCCTATCCATTCTTGTCATATGTCTTCTGATGGTCTCTTTTCTGCCAATAAGCCTGATAGCTGACTTCTTATACAACATCTCCGAAAGATATCTAAACAAAGAGACACACTAATGGAAACAGGACCAACAGAATCTGGCTTTGAAATGTTCATGCAAGAGAACACAAAGATTGAAGACTCACTTTTGAATGTCTTTGATGGAATGCAATACAGCTCATGCATTGCATCTACAGCTAAAGTGCTAGGCGTTTTGCTTGGGAATATGACACTTGATACGGATGAGTTTAAGAGGGTGGTAGAATCTGCTATGGCTCTTGTGATAAACACTGCCTCGGGACTAAGAAAGAGACCAGAAGAGGTTAAACAACCGACTTCGGAGGCGTAGAGAGCTGCTTTCTAGAAACAGGAATATATCCCACCGATTGCCCCCTCATACGACCTGTAGGCTGCTTGAAGCCCGTGCCGTAGTAGTCTCCTGCAGCGGGCATTCTTCCATCTACGGTATTTTTTCCAGGAGTTGCCATCTTCTGGATTTTGCGTTTCATATGCCCATCTCATCGACAGAGAAGCATTGACACTGCATGGGGATTGGTCCCTTTGAGGATGCTTTGTGAGTGCCCACAGGCTGAGTGTAGCCAGAACCATAGTTATCTCCTGCGTGAAGAAAAAGGCCCGTCGTGGCCTGTTCTTTTGTGGGAGCTACAAAGGCTTTCCCAGCTTTTCTTTCTTTGGGAGCTATGCGATTCTTAAACATACATGCCTCATAAAATTGCGCACATGTCTTGGGAAGACTCATCGGGCGAGTACGCGCGCCATACGCTAGGTGAATGGACAGTACCCATTCTATCACCCAACCTAAATTAGTAGCGGTATCCAGGCTTCATGGGACGGCCTTTGATTTTGCCCTCTCCCATCTCCTGATCGCGACGGATCTTCTCTGTCGTATCTGGATAGTCCATGATAGCACCTGCACCCTCTGCGGAGTGCTCTTGTTTCATCTTAGCTCCATCGGGATAAACCTTCCCTTTAGAGCCTTTGCCAATCCAGCTGGAGTGGTCATTTATCATTCTGCCGGCCATTGTGTCCCCCTTGGGATTTTGGTATGGATTCTACCATACCAGAAATTATTTTAAAGCGTAATGCAATCAAATAGATTACGCCGACATCTGTCCTTGTCCGCCCAGTCCCGATAGTATCTGAGCCACGAAATCGTTGGACATAGACTCCTTCTGAGCATCCATCTTCTCGACATCTTCTTCTTGTTGCTGCTCTATCTCAAGAGATCTAAGGTCGTTCATTTTAAGATGAGCTTCTAGCTCTCCATATTTCTGGATGACACTCATAAGCTTCTCTAAAGCCTCTGCTTTGGCCTTCATAGACATTGCTCTGTTGTGTGTGATCTCGCTGAGTCTCTCTTCATAGAGCCCTAGGTCACTTTGCGCCCTACCATGGCGCTCACGAGCCGTCGCCAGGTTCGACATAGCCTTTGAGTAAAGCTCTTTGAGCTTAGCTTCTGCGATTGCGCCTTCAACCGCTTGTGCATGGCTTTGTGCTTGCTCTGCACCCTGTTCTTGCGCCTGTAGGAATTCAAGTGCCTCCTTCTTGCCAGATAGGTTCATGTCTTTTATGACAAAGCTAGGTGGGAACACCTCTCTGCCAAACATCTGGTTAATGTCTAGCATCTGCTGGGCCTGCATAGATCTCTGCGTCGGGGTGTTTATGCCCTCTTCAACGATAGTCTGGAACTTGGAGAATACTCCAGAGAAAAAGAAAGGCGTAGGCTCCTCGCCTATGATGAGTCCAACCTTAGAGGCATTCCAATTGTTCTGCACGACGGCCAGAAGTTTCTCTCCTAGAAGCTTTAGAGAGTAGTCCCATTGATCGAAGTACTTCTGAAGCACCATGAGGTTTGCGGCTTGCTTGAGAAGCACGGTGAGGCTTGAGGCTTGTTTATCATCTTGCGCTGACCAATTTTCTATATCGACACCAGATGTAGACCAGAGGAGCTGTTTTAGCTGCTCGGCAAGGGCTAGATCTGATTCTGGCACGGCAGATGGGACGATCTTCTCAACGTCCGTCATCTCATATCCTTCGTTAACGATAATGTCCCAGCCCTGACCAGACTTCTTGAGATTGTCTTCGTTGGCGACGGCTCCCACTTTGCGCTTCCAACCAGCATTGATCGTCGCTTCAGAGATGTCGTGATTTATTATGATGCGGCGATTCATGAGGAACTGGCTCGAGCGCATGGTGTTCACGAGAGATCTACAGCGTAGGTCGTAGTAGTTCTGGTGAGGTTCATAATTCCAAAACACGGGCACCATCGGGCACGTTTCGAAGCCTAGCGGGTTATCACCTTGAAACATCAGCTGATCGTTTAGAATGGTTGCCAGCTTCCAGCAAGGCTTTTCAATCTCTACAACCTCTAGATCTGGGATGTTGTAGAGGACCTCATCTAGATTGGTATGCTTCTCAGAGTATTCGAAGAATTGCTCGCGCTGCTTTGAGTAGAGCATCTTTTTCTTTCGCTTCCATTTGTACCAAACATAGCTCAACACCATAAGGTCATTGCGCGCCATGTTGTAGTTCTCGGGGAGGAAATAGAATGAGCCGTAGCGCTGAGGAGATCCTGCCATGGGAGCGATGTTTTGCAGCTTGTCGGGGAATCTATCTTCAGCCTCTTTCTTGGAGATGTACTCTTGACACCAGATAAATTGGCAGTCGCTCATGTCGGGGTTTCTGAAGTAAGGATCGACTAGGAACGAGTTATATTCCCAGATCTTAACCTTCAGGCTACCTTGGGCTGGATCGTCGCCAGAATAGTCTAAATAGGGCTGCATTAGCACCATACCAGAGATAGCGGCTAGCTCGCAGGCTTTGGAGTACTGCTCGTTGATGCCCTCCTTGTTGCAGGTGTGCATGATAACGCGCGTCAGCTGGTCGGCTGTCTGAGGATCTGCTCCCTCTGTCGGAATGTAATTGATAGATTTTCTATGCTGTCGCTGGTAGCCTGTGATCATATTGACAGGCTGCTGAATCAAGTTGAAATAGAATTGCTGGTATGAAGAAGTAGGAGCGAAGTTGAAATAACGGTTAATGAAGGTTTGTGAGCCTGCATAAAACAATGTGTCGATATTAGACTGGTTCCATCTAGCTTGTTCTATAGGCTGAAACTTACTGTATAAGTTATCTAACCACTGCCTAACATTAATCTGGTTAGGTTCCAGCGCATTATTCCAAGGCGGGTAGTAGAAGCTCATGCCCCTCCAGTTGTAAATTATTACTTTACAACTTTATACCCAGAATCCCTCAAAAACTCAATATAGACTTGACCCCTTATGTAGGGAGTCAGCGTAGGGAGTGAACCCCTTATGTAGGGAGTGGATCTTGTGAAGTTAGTACATATGTCCTGCTATTATAAAAACTCACTGTCACCATCCTTAGACATTGATTCGATCTCATCAAAATCCTCTGTTTTTATCGGTTCAGGGTTGAATGAAAAATAAACATGCTTTGGAACTACAATTCCGTATTCTCCCTTACCCTCAAACCAACAATGGTTTTCGTCCTCTTTGATCAGCTTCCCGTATATCTTTTCACATTCCTGTATATCCATATCTTTACTACCTAACATCAACATTTGATTCATTTTGAAGTGCCTGTTTCAAAATTGATATATAATCGGGATTGTAAATAACAGGAGGGCATCTAATCATTTTCACACATGTTTTTGAAGTATCCATCGCCAAAGACCCAGGATAGTTAGGCGGTCTATAGATAAAAGTATGCACGTGTTTTTTGGGATTCTTGCGAAATATTGTAACTAACTTCTTTACCCAATTTACGGCAAATATCAATTTTTTTCGCATTTAAGTACTCAATCTTTAAGAAATAGGATCTATCTTTTCCCAAACTTCTCTGTATTCACAATTTAAGTCATCGATAAGGCGATCTATAAGAACGAAATAAGAGATAGATGATTTATCATCGAATAGATTTGCAGACCTATGGATTTGCCCGATTGACCTTAATGAATCTCTAGAGGTCGATCTAACTTCAAACTCTTCTTGAGTCATCTTAGTCATAAAATATTCTACTGAATTCTTATCCATTCCTCACCCCTTCCTATTCCCAGGAGGATTCCTTCCCCATCTTCTAAACCCATACACAGCAATGCCAATGCTAATCAGACAAGACACGCCCTGCGAAATCAGCCCTCTGTTTATATCCATATAAAACCAGTAAGACAAACAGCACATATCTATGATAAAGCAAATGCGATTGCCTCTAGCATTGAGAAGCTTGCCTCCTTTTCCTAGGATCAGAAAGCACGCATCGATAATGTTAGCAGTGAGTCCAAATAGGTTCATCAATCCTCATCACAGTCTTCGCCTGTGCGCATTTTTTTCATTTCCTCAACAAGCCGTGTGAGATAATTCATGGATTGCTCATACTCCTTCAACTTATCTGGGGTTGTCCTGATGATCCTTCTAATCTCTGCATTCTCTAAATCAAACGGAGTTGGATTGATTTGCTCCTTAACAGAATTGGGAGCACCAGGAATAGAAAAAAATGGGTTAGATCCTTGCTCGGGATATGTTTTTTTGTCGCTTCTAGGAACACGAGTATAAAGCCAGTCGACCCTGTCTTCTAACCAATACATCCTCTTCTGCAGGCTTTCGTTGATCTCATCTTGACTTTCCATCGCGACCCATCCTTGATTTATACATTCTTCTCTCATCAATCTGATCATTTCACGATAATCCCTGAGTTTTTGTAGCTCAGACCAATCGTAAAACTCTTTCATCTCATCATCTGGTTTCATCTGAAAGCTCACTCCATTATCTTCAAGGTCCATCTCAATTCCTCTCGAAAACCCGTCGCCATTTAACCACAGTGGCATTCTTAAGCTTTCTACCATACCAGCCATTGCCCGTCCACCATCCCATGCTTCGATCATCGCTATCTGTTGCTAGCTCGCATATGTCGTAGGGAGTCGGGAGAATGCGAAGATCGACAACCCAGCCTTTTATGTCGGTGGGAACCGTCGAATAGGTGAGCAGCACAAGACCCCTAAGAGCTTTCTTGCTTTGGAGAAACTCTGGATGCTCTCTCACGCCTAGCATCTTGGCTTCTTCCTTCTCGATGTAGATGGGTATGGTGAAGTGCTTAACCATTTTTCCTGCGTCTACTTGCCGATATGCTAGCTAGAAACCAGCTGGATCTATCCACATCGTAGCTGCGAATGCGTCCCGCCTCGCTCTTTTTAAACTTAGCCCGCATGCAAGTTTTGCAGACCTTTTCGTAGTGATCTATGCGGAATTTGAACTCGAAGCGAGACTTGGTCTCTTTGCAGTGGGTGCATGTGATATCGAGAAGCATTCTGAACCCATCTTATAAAAGCTTATCCAACAAATAAACCTTAGGAACAATTATAGCTTTCATCATATTAGTAAAATCTAATATGAACGAAATAAATAATACAAAACAAGCGATTCCTCCAAGGGCCATCTTCCCTTCGCCGTGCGTATCAAATATACAGTTCCTCTTACATTTTTCATTGTATCCTTTCATGAATAGGGATCCAAATACCACGATACCTATAAGAACGCATAAGCAACAAATAGCATTGCCCCAAATTCCCCAGAAAATGATGTCTTTATATAAATCTGGAGCTTGTTCCAGCACAAAATCGCCAGTTCTTTTGATGTATTCAGATAGCTGATCAGCTAGCTTGTCGGTTGATGCTGTCATAAATCCTGTTTTTCCTTTTTTCTTGACAAACCTTCAAAACCTGATATGCTCTCGCCAGCTTGCTGCTAATCGAGCCCGAGGTACGAGGATCAGCGAGATTCAGCCGACAGCGGGACGAGTGATCTTAAGACTTAGTCGAGCTGTAGGTCTTGTTGTCAAACTCAAGTCTCGCAGAAAGATCTCCGCAATACTCGCGCAGCAGGTGCACAGCGCCCCTCACGGAATAGAACTTCGATTCAAGTTCATCACGAGCGGCAAGGGCTATATCTAGCTGTTTGCTGAGATGCTCGATCTGCTCTTCAAGGCATTCTATCTTCATCTCTAGCTGTTTTGTATAAGGCTCTGTCATCCCATTCTCCATTGTCCCCTATTAACCCCATCCCAGCCCTGCTGCTTCATAGGATTCTGATAAGCCGAAACCTTGTGCGTAGCTACCGCGTATCTTAAGGCATCTATCGCGTGGTCCGCATGCTTTAGAGGTGCATCTTCTCCAAGCTTTGCCTTCTTAGGATCCCACACATAGCCCTCGATCTCTCTGATCAAGTGCTTGCATTTAGGATCTATTGTCAGCACACCCTTCTGCATAAGAGAGCACATAGTCTCAATGCCCTCTAGAACCTCGTTATTTGCGTTTGTGACGTGTATTCCCTTCTTAACAAGATCTAGCCTCAATGCAGCTGCGCTGGGGTCTAAATAGACCGACTTTACGCCATAGGGATTTAAAAATCTGGATATATCTTCAGCAAATTCGGAGACTGTCTTCTGCCTATGAGTCTTTGTCGGGTCCCAATAGTACTCATCTATCACGAAGATGCGCTTACCCACCTGATTAGCGACACCTGTGTTGACTCCAATCAGAACGCAAGCAGTCGGGTTGTGAGTGCCGTGGTCAATGCCTGCTATGAAATACTCAGCAGCGGGAGGCCTTTCTGTTGTGTGTAGAGCCTTATCGAAAAAGTCGAAGATAGCGCCCTCGGCAAGGCACCAGATACCGAGGTAATAACGCTTGTAGAATAGGCCAGTGTTGGTACGCCTTAGATCTTCTTTGTAAGACTCGGAGATGTATGGGTTATCATCTATCGTGAAGTGCATAGAGTAGTAGAGAGGATCGCCCTCTTCTGCAAGCTCTATCCATCTGTGTATGGGATGGCCTGGATGCCTTGGGTTCATAGAGGCAAATAGCTTCGAATGATCACGCGAGAGGCGCGTCTTTATCATGTTGATGACGTTGTCGGGGTAGAGCGTCATCTCGTCGCAGTACACTAGATCTAGCGTGATGCCCTGAATTTGCCCTAGAGCGCCCTCATCTCCTGCTCCTATGCATTTGATGGTCTTGGTGCCTATGTAAAGCTCGTGGTTGCCTTTAGACCATGTACAAAACGGTCTGAAGATGCGCAGCTCCTCAGAATTTAGAAGAAGCGAAATGACGTTATTGTATATGGTTCCCTGGCTATAGCCTACGATTGCAATAGACTCGCCAGGGCACTCTATCACGGCCTTAACGAAGCGAAATAGGGTACATACTGTCTTGCCAGAGCGGATAGCGCCGTGTGCTAGATTGAACTTGGCATTGCTATACTTTATAAACTCAACTTGCTTAGGAGAAAAGGGGTCAACCATGAGAAACCGAGCTAAGTGTAAATTGTGTGGAGATATCATAGAGTCGTTCCATAGACACGATTTCGTTAGATGTTCGTGCAAGGAAATAGCCATAGATGGCGGACAAGACTACCATCGCTGCATGGCTACTGAATGGGAGAACTTTCTGAGGATCGATGATGAAGGGAATGAAGTGATTCCCAAGATTGTAGAAAAGGAAGATCAGGAGAAAAGCATAGAGCCAGACAAGGGAGAAAAGATCGTAGCTAAAGATGCGTTTCCTAAAGTCGAGGAAAGCAGCGGACCTATTGTACTGCTCGATGAGATGATCGCTAGATACGAGAGGTTGCCTGGGGATGTGCAGATGCTACCTATCAATCACTATGACTATTTGAGTCTTTTGTATCTTTTGAAGGCAATGCAGATTCAAAAGCCTTAGCGAAAAAGCCTGCAAGCTGCTCCATCTGAGATGAGTCGGCTTTATTTTTCTGCTGATCTTTATCCCATCCATACATGTTGCGCATGATAAGAGCGTATGTCTGAGGCGATGGATTGCCTTTGATTTCACCATCAGAAAGTTTAACACCTTTAGTAAACCATTTCTTATAGCCTGCAATTAAAGCGTAACTCTTCAAGTGAGTCTGAAATTCCGATGTATATTGGTCATTAATATAAGATAGCATTGTGCGCCAGCAGCAATGATGATCTCCATTAAGATAATACCAAGCTTCGATAGGAAACCCATCAGATAAATGCGAACAGAAATCTAGAAATGCCTTCTTCCTTTCATCAGGGCATCTTATTCCGACTGCATGCCTATTGCCTGGGGGACCGCCTACGCCGACCATTATTTTTTGTGGTGTTTTTTGTGTTTTTCTTCTTTGTGATGCTCTTTCTTGGTCTCATGCATCATCTTATGTTTGCCGTCTTTCATCTTATGCATTTCTTCTTTTTCATGCATTTTATGTTTAGCCATTGTTATCTCCAAACCATTTTCGTTTTGATCGTAACGTCTTCAACATCTTTGCCGAATTCGTCTATAGTTTTTCTCACTAAGTCTTTAAGAAAGGCATTGTCTACATCCATCACTACAGGATCATAGACCAGATGTTTAGAGACAAGAGCCTTTTCATCGTTTGATGCTTTGATGCTTATTTCGACTGGCATTTTCCCTGCATTTTTTTGTATTTGGCTATGATGGGATCTCTAACGTGCTCGTCGTAGTTGGCGAGTTTGGTGGTGGCGGTCTTGGCCCGTTGAACCAGTCCCACAGCCTTTTTAAGAGGCTTGCCAATCTGAGAGCGCATTTTTTTATCCATGACATAAATTCCAAATATTGACTTGTCATGAGTAAAGCATATCAAGGTTTTTTTTGTTAAGTCCCAAAAAGTTGAAGTTGCTGCAATTTGGCTTTTTTCGTGATTTTCTGAGCTGGGAAAAGATTATCTTTTATCTCTTTAAGCTTAGCCAGGTTGTATTGGAAAGCGAGGATTTGCCTTTCTAATCGGCAGATTTTCTGAGCGAGGTAATATTCTGTGTCGTGCATGTGGATCTCCTGTGAAATGAAAATACACGCTGGGATGCATTTACCAAAATCATAGGAGAAAATTTAATCTGAGGATTTGGCTATTTATCCATCGATACTCAGCCAGATGTAACGTTTTTGAGTACATTTGGCGACTTATCAAACTTTGACCTCTTTTCTCTCTATCTCAAGAAATAAAGCCATCAGCTCTAGGAGCTCTTCCTTTTCGGCTTGTGTGGTAGGTGGTAGGTTGCTGCTGACTTCGATTAGAAGCTTAGAGAGAGGCGGACATTCTTTCCCCGACTCTAGAACCAATTGCCTGAGAGCGAATAGCGAATCGACGAGGTGTTGCATGTCTTTGGATAGATCACACTCCAGGATCTGCTTCTTAAACGATTCGTAATCTGTTGGAGCATCAGATCTCTTTCCCTCTAGAAATGGGAATAGGACGCAGCTAAACAGGTAGACTATTATGTACAGCTTCATAGGAGATTTCATCATAGATTTGCACTGTAGTTTTGGGATTGAGAGAGTATTTTTTCTGAGCGAATATTGTTACTACCTGGGAATCGTTCTCGATGATGGTAGGCTGAAGGCGGTCTTCGATAAACTTGATGAGGTTCGACACGTCAGGTTTGCAGATATGGTAGATAGAGCCCTCTAGCATCTGATTTAAGCGCGCCTTAGAGGTTGACTTGGGTATTGGCATCTCGAACAAGATATGCAGCAAAACAGGGCCTGTTAAAGCGTTTTTCCCTATCCACTGAGATTGTATCTGCCAGTTGTAGTAGCTAATTTCTTTCATTCGAGGGTTGTAGGTGGCAAATCTGGTGACTCGTGGTGTTGCCCATGCGATGGGTTTGCCGAGTACGGTGATTGTATGCAATCGTCCTCCACTCCGAAATCGGTTAGTTTGAGAGCGCCCTCTGAGTTTTTACATATTTTAAGAGCTAAGCGCCTACGGGGATTGCGCCAGCCTTTGTAGATTGGGTAGAGGGTGTTATGGCTAACATTGCATAATCTGGCAAATTGTCTCAAGCTGAAGTCCCTATCGTCTAGGTAGTTACGTAGTGAGAAATTAATTGAGGGCTTTTTTTGTTTCTTTTCCATTGACCTGATTGTGTTTGCTATGTTAAGATGTGTGGTATCTTAGCAAGAAAAGTACAAAAGAAACAAGAGGCAAACATGCTTAACATGAAATTCCGAGAAGCCAACAAAACCTTAATACAGGAAGTGCTCCAGCAAATGGGGTGCATTCTTCTCGATGAGTGGAATGAAGTGATGGTGGAGGAGCTTGAAGAGTGGATTAAAAGGGAAGGAGATTCGAAGGAATCTATCAATGAATTTATTCACCATTTCGGCGAAAAAATTTATGACCCATACGATAAAAATAGAGAGTTTCAAATCAGAATAGCTACAAATTTCAATCTTTGGAGAAAATGCGTCAATCGATTTGAAGACGAACAAGAATTTTTAAGTCGTGGCGTTAAACAGAACATGAAACTTATGTATGACATGCAGGTTGATTAAGGAATAAGAGGAAAATATGCACGATTTCGAAGAAGAAATATTAGAGTTAATAAACGACGAACTTCCTGTTTACAGTAGCGAAAAATGGCAAGAACGGCTGCGAGATCAATGGGAAAAGTTCGATGAAATGCAAAGCATTACTAACTATATTGAAGAATTTATTGATCATTTTAAGGGACAGCTCAAAGAAGCTTGCTATGGAAAAAATAGCTGGGATCTAGAGGCGGTCATGGAAAACATCATAAAAGATCTAGAAGAAGAGCTAGGCATGCAACTGAAAGAGAAACTGATAGATCGTCTTGAATATGATCTAGGAGAATGGTTTGTTACCCATGACTATGATAAAGAAGAAATGCGCGAATTTGGATTACGTTTTAGAGAGAAAGTTAAAAAAGAATTTGCAAATAGCACAAAAACATAACAGGTTAATATGACAAACATAGAATTCTGCGAAGCCAACATAGCTTTAATCCTCGAAGTCGGACAGCAAATGGCCTACCCTCTCAACGATGAGTGGGCAGAAATGATGGTCGAGAATCTTGAGGAATGGATCGAGGATCGAGGCGATTCGAAAGAAGCCATCGATGAGTTTATCGACCACTTCAACAAACAGGTCGATGAGGCTGAGATGAGAGGCTTGCTGATGGATGAGGAAGATTTAGAAGATCTAGAACAATGACAGAAAATTTAAAACTCCTCGATCAGATGATTGAGGAGTGCGAACAAATGAAGAAACAACTGGAGGAACATGAACCTACACTCAGAACAGATAAACGAACTGATGGCAGCTCTAGCCAAAGCCCAAGGCCAGATGGAAGCGGCATCGAAAGATTCTAGCAATCCGCATTTCAAATCGAAGTATGCCGATCTATCCTCGGTATGGGAAGCTTGCAGAATGGCCCTCTCATCGAATTCTTTGGCTATTTCTCAGGTTCCCATGACTTCAGAAGGCAAATACTTGCTTGTGACCATTCTAGGCCATTCTAGCGGCCAATGGATACGATCTGAGATGGAGCTGCCGCTCCAGAAGGCTGGTCCGCATGAGCTTGGGAGTTGGATTACCTACTGCAGGAGGTATGCACTTGCCAGTTTAGTAGGAATTTACCCAGATGAAGATGAGGATGGAAATATTGCTCAAAAAGCTACTCCGAAAGAAGAGCAGAAAGAAGTGATGCCATTGATTAGCGCGGATCAATATTGCATAGCCATAGACTGGGTAGCAGAATATCCAAGATTTGGTGATTACATTCTTAAAAAGTTTAAAATAGATCATTTAAGCAAATTAAAAACTAATGAATTTTCTTTCTTAGAAACTGAGTACAATAAGAAAAAATCAGAGGAAAAAGATGCAAATTGACATCGAAATAGGCTCCGAAGCTTGGAAAGAGGCTAGGCGAAAATACATAACAGCAACAGATGCTGCAATCATCATGGAAGGCTCAGATAAAGAGATTCTCAATCTTTATCATCGCAAAACAGATGGCAAAGAGTTGTTCGTGACATCTGCCATGCAAAGAGGTACAGATCTAGAGCCAGAGGCTAGAGCTTACATCAAGATGCGTCTGGGACTAGATCTAGAGCCTGAGTTTCATGTGAGTGATAAAATCCCATGGATTGCAGCTAATTTCGATGGGATCTGCTGTAATAATCTCATCGAGATCAAATGCCCAGGGTTGAAGGCTCATGACCTCGTTGTGAGAGGATCAATGCCTCCCAAACACTATGCTCAATGCCAACATCAGATGTTAGTTGCTGATTTTAAAGATATGATATACTACAGCTACAATCCAGATCACGAAACAGTATTATTTGAAAAGATAATAACAAGAGATAATCAGTTCATAGATAAGATGTATCTAGCAGAAGAGGTTTTCTATCAACATCTTCAACATCGTGTACCACCAGAGTGCGCGATTGTCGACTATGATGTGAGCGAGGAGCTCGAGGCCGAGGCAATATTGCTTGCTCAAGAACTTAGACAACTCGAGGACCTCAAGATCATGATAGAGGAACACAAAGAACTGATAAAAGAACTGTCTCAGCAAAACAGCTTTTCTACTTACTGTCTAAAAGCGGAGAAGATAACAAAACAGGGGAGTATACAGTACAAGAAAATTCCAGAACTCCAAGGCTTAGATCTGGAGACTTATAGATCTGAGCCTACAGAGTTCTGGAGATTCAGCATGCCTCAAAATGGGCATTCTGACATGTCCTGAGTAAGTGATGCGTTTCTAGTCGACATCACGGCATCTAAAAGCTCTTTCTCGAAAGCTTTTCGTATCTCTCCTGTGAACTCTACACAGGGGAGATATTTCTTTTCACCGAGTTCATTGGGACAAAAAAAGTCGGGCATTTTCGTGAAGTGATTTCCAGTTTTGGCCTTCACAAGCTTGCAATTTCTAATGATCAAACTGACTTTTGGAAGGTACACATCGAACGTGGCGACCCACCATTTTCCTGGCTCTGCATCTTTGAAGTTCTTAATTTCCATGTCATTCCGGCTTGAATATTGTTTTAACTTCTTCGCCATTATCTTCTAAAAATCCCGCATCCGCAAGATCTGTAATTAACTCTTCGATGTAACCACGACTTGCGTCGTATATCTTGGCAATATCTTTGAGGCTAACCTCTGTCAGATCTGAGGCTTCGATAACAGCCCACAATCCAATGGCCTCTAGTGACAGACCTGATTCGATGAGGCTGCTGTGAAAATGGAAGGTCGTGCCGCTGTCTTCGTCTTCGGAGTCTCTAATAATTGT